TGCAACTCTTGAGACTGCTATCACCAACGTCCAAAAGACCAAGGATGATCGTGGTATCCTCATAGGTGCAAGTGATGTATCTTTGCATATTCCTGTTGATTCATGGAATATTGCTGATACCGTTTTAAATACTCCCGGCAAACCCGGTGGTGCTAATAACGATATCAATGCCACTCGTCACATGGGCATGATTCCTAACGGATTCTATGTCAATAGACGTTTCACTGGAACTGATGATTGGTTTGTAAAGACCGATGTTCCTAATGGTACAAAGATGTTTGCACGTACTCCACTTCAGACAAAGATGGAGCCTGATTTCGACACTGGCAATCTTCGATTTAAAGCACGAGAACGATATAGTTTTGGTGTTTCCGATTGGAGAGGCTGGCGTGGAAATGCTGGAAGCTAAAGGCAACTAATGTGAGGGGGGTGATGCGTTAGCCATCCCCCTTACTATTAAGATAGAGGAACAGAATATGGCAAAGAAAAGAGAGTGGCAAAAGAAAAAGAAACCTATGGGAGTGGAACCTTTTGATGTAAGGAAAGCAGAAGCCCATAGAAGAGGGATAGCTGAATATGGCAGACCTTATCGGGTTTATCGTGAAAATCCTATAATGCATAATAAGTATACGGATATGTTTGAAAAGTGGTTAGCTACACAATTCTATGAAGATCCTACTCCGGGTCCAGTAAAACGTAGAGGAGGAAGAAAAGCAGTTAATAAAAAACGTGGTAGTAAAATAATGCAAGGCTATAAAGCTGGTGGTAAAGTTTAATAAAGGAGAATAATATGGCTACAAATTTAATAGTTGCAATGGCAACAGCAGGAAGTGGCCCACTAAAAAGAGTAGATACAGGAGCAACAGTAGGTGCTGATGGTACAACTACTCGTATAGTGGCTATTCATGCTACGGCAACTGTATCAGGAATGATTGAAGTAATAGGTGAGCAGCAAATTACAAATAAGACTGCACAGGGAACAGCTATTCGATTGGCTATTCAGGCAAACGGAGTAATTGATACATATTTAGGAGAAACTGGTGTGGCCGTATACGGTAAGGTAACCGTATCTGCACCTGATGCTGGACCTGTAACTGCCATATTAGGATAAGCCCATGCCTAATTATGCATTCCTTAAAACGGATCTGATTAATACAGCAGAGAATGATTCCTCAGAATATGAGGAGCAAATCTCTAAGTTTGTAGAGAAGGCAGAAGATCGTCTGGTGAAAGAACTAGATGATCCCGGTCTGGATAACTTTGCCACTTTCTCCTTTACTGCCAGTAATCCAACGGTAAGTTTACCTGCCGATACTCTTGTCGTAAGGAATGTAAATTTTAAAACCAGTGCTTCTTCTAACATTACCACCCTATTACAAAGAACATATGAATATGCCATAGATTATTGGCCTTATGCCAGTGCATCTGTAGGCACCCCCCGTTACTATGCACGTAAGAATAATACATCCATTTACATAGTACCAACTCCTGCCTCTGCTGTAGCAGGAGAAATACAATATACTCGTAGACCTATTCCTTTATCATCAGCAACAGGAACAAGTGCAACAACATCTAACTACTTTAGTGAGTTTGCCTACAATGCATTATTTAATGCTTGCATGATAGAGTCTGCAAAATTTACAAAAAGCTGGACAGTTATACCAGCATGGGAAAGTAGTTATCAAAATTCAATTGATGCACTTAGAAATCAAGCTCGTAGAATGAGGCAGGATGATATGGAGACTCCACGTAATCCAGTGGGTGGTCCTAATCCTGTTATGCAAGGAGGACAATAATGCCTAATCGTAGTAAAGTATCTAAACAAATTCGTAGACGTACTGGTGGTTATAATAAAACTGGTAAAGGAACTACTGTAGCAGCAATTAATCGTATGAGAGATGAATGGGAAGATGATCCAGATTTCAAGGGTACTCCTACTCCGTATAATATACGTAAAAAAGTACGTAAGAAGAAGAAGAAAGCTAAAAGTCCAAATCCTATGGGCATTAGGATAACTCCTAAAAAGACCAAACGAGCAGGTACAAATGTTGTTGGTGCAGATACTCGTCCAAAACCAAAACGTGGAAGAAGAAGGCAACCGACTGAAGGTGGAGTAGCTATTGGATCATTTACTAGAAGAGTTGGACCTGATCTATCACATGTAAAACTACCACCAGCTACTAAACCTAGTAAAGCAAAACGATACTCAGAAACCCCAGTTCACATGATGGACCCCATAGAATCAGATATTGAACGAAAGAGAAGAGAGGCACAAGCTCAGAGAGATGCAGCACGTAGAGCTGGAAAAAGAGGCCCATCTCGTATGCCAGCTTTTAAATCATCAGATACTGATGAAATAGCAAGAATACTAGATAAAGTTCGACAGATGGACGATGATGCTTCAGTAGAATCTAGATTAAGTTTAGATGAACTCAGAAGAAAAAGAATTAAAGAAGCAACAGGAAATCGTAAAGGTGGCACGATAAAAAGAAAAGGTGGAGGTAAACCTAAAAAGCATAGAGGATGTGGTAAAGCCCTTAGAGGTTTTGGTGCTGTATCTAAAGGATAGGAGATTAGTATGGCCCCACCAATTAGAGCACTTATTAAAAGATTTGCACTAGGTAAGAAAGGTCAAGAAGCTCTTGCCAGATTACCAGAAAGTAAGCAAAGACAATTTCTTGAACAAGCTGAATCTAAAAAGATAGCATCTGAACAGGCTCAAGAAGCATTAAATAAGAGACTAGGTATAGAGGCTGTAGATCCTGCCACATTAGATGAAGTAGCTTTAACTAATAGAGCAGAAGCTATAAAAAGATTAGGACGTACTAGTACAGCTCAAGGTAGATTATTAGAAATGGGTATGGATGAACAAGGTAGAATTTATCCTATTACTCCTCAACAGCAAGCTGATGAATCTATTACTAGAATGGGAGGAGTTGCTCCAAGTAGAGGTGGTGGTCGTAGGCATCCAAGAACAGGAGCTTTACTGCCAGCCGAAAGACCTTGGAGTGAATATCATAATGATGTATATGAGGATCTTGTTCGTGAAATTAGAAAAGACGAACCATATTTTAATCCTACAGCAGAACAAGAACGTACATTACAAAGAGAAGCAGCACGTATAGTTGATGCTGAATCTAGATTTCCAGATAAGTTTACTCGTGTAGCTATACCCGGATCAAAAGCTAGAAGTAGAATAATTCGTAGTGATGTAGGTTCTCCTGCAACTGCTATGCTGGAACAAATGAGAGGTCGAGGTTATGGTGCAGGACAAGATATAAGTGATGATCTACTAGAGCAAAGAATGGTAGATCCACAAGCTGCAAGAGAAAGCATAGAACCTGAAATTTTTGTACAACCTGAAGAAAGTAGATTTGAACGTGCCTTTCGTAATCCATCTAGAAAGAAAAGATATGGACTTGACAGACCTAGAATATTTAAAGAAGATGCACCATACCGTAAACAAGGCGGTAAAGTTGTTAATAGAAAACAAGGCGGCATGATAAAACCCAGAGGGTGGGGTGCTGCGAGATATAAGGAGAGATAAGATGCCAGTGTTAATACCTATTCTTAAGGCTGGAGCTACAGTAGTTACAAGAGTTGCACCTGCCGTAGCTAGACGACTGATTAAAGCTGGTAAGGCAAAGCCAGCTAAAGGTAAACCGGGAGAGCAGTTAGAGTTAGATTTAAAGCCTCCTAAAAAAACTCCTACACCTAAACCTAAAAGTGGTAAGCCCGGAGAACAATTAGAGTTACCTCTTAGGGGAGGTGGAGCAAAAGTTACACCTAAAACTAAACCAAAGAGAAAAAGAACTTCAGGTTTAAAAGAGGCAGCTATTGCTGGTACTGTAGTTGGTGGTGCTAGTATGCTTGGAGGTGGTACAAAAAGTGTTACTGTTAAGTCTGGTGATACTTTATCTCAAATAGCTAAAGATAATAATACAACCTTGGCAGCAATTAAAAAAGCTAATCCAAATATTACAGATATACATTCTATTCGTCCGGGGCAGAAAGTTAAAGTTCCAAAGGTAAAAGGTAGAAAATCTGTTTATCAAGGATTATCTAAGAGTGAACTTAAAGGAAAACCTCCTGCACGAGTTAAACCTAGTAAAAAATATCCTTTTGGTTTTGGTCCTGATAATATGGGTAATGTTGTTAAGAAAGCATCTGGTGGTAAAGTTAGAAAATATAAAGAAGCTGGTAGTGTTGGAGGTCGTATGTTACCTAGAATAAGAAAACCAACTAAACCCAAGGGTGTAGGAGCTGCTACTAAAGGTTGGGGAAAAACAGGAAGACACTAATGCCATTTAAATCAAAAGCTCAAAGATCTTATATGTATGCTAATCATCCTAATATAGCCAAGAACTGGACTAGAAAGCATGGTATAGCTATACAGAAGAGTAAAGGTAAACTATTAAAAAGCAAAAGGAGAACAAAATGAATCGTATTATAAATAGATTTAAAGAGCCTTCTTCCTATGCTGCATTAGCAGGTGTTCTTGCTATGGTTGGTATTACTGTACCTGTCGAGTTATGGCAGAATATAGTTATGCTTGCCTGTGGTGCAGCAGGTGTTGCAGGATTCTTCCTAAGTGAAACACATCATACTCACGGCAAAAAGAAATAGTTTAATATGGCAACGTCAGGAACATTTAACTTTAACTTAGATATAGATGAGGTGATCCAAGAAGCTACGGAGATGATCGGGGGAGAGCAAACTCTTGGTCATACTCCAGCCTCTGCACGTAGGTCTATTAATTTAATGTTAAAGGATTGGCAGAATAGAGGTATTCTGCTATGGACTACCTATACTACATTGGTAACAGTAGCTACCAGTACCACTTCCTATGCATTGGCAAGTGATACCTTGGATGCATTGGAAGTAGTATTACGTAGAGATGATACAGATATACAACTACAAAGAATTAGTTTTGAGGAATATCAAATTATTCCCAATAAGAAGCAGACAGGTAGGCCAAGTCAGTTTACAGTAAAAAGAGATAGAGATAACCCAACTGTTCTAGTATGGCCCATACCTGAGAATAGTACAGATATTTTAAATATAGAAGGAATACGGGAACTAGAAGATGTCAATAAGTCTGCTGAACAGAATGCAGATCTTCCTAAAAGATTTCTCCCACCCCTTACATGTGGACTTTCCTATTATCTTGCCATGAAAACTCCCGGTGTAGAGGGAGATAGAATAGGAATGTTAAAAGGAAATTATGAAGAATTACTACTTAGAGCATTAGAAGAGGATAAACAAAGGGCTAGTTTATTTATCACACCTAAATTAAATATGGCATAAAATGGCTAGTAATAAGAATGCTCTAGCAATGTGTGACACATGTGGATTTGTTTATCCACATAGAGTTATGAAAATGAATAGTTATGGGATGCTGGTATGCCCACAGGATTATGAAGGTAAGTATGACCTGAAAAACCATCCACAGAATAAAGTACCTGATGTTAGAGATAACCCGGCAATACGTAACCCTCGTCCTGATGATGGTGGCAGAGCTATAGATTGGCAAAACTGTACCAGTAATTGGGATTCAGAAAATAGATGGTGGCAAACGATATGAGCACATTAACAGGAAGACAAATATCAGATACATATAAACAACTCGTAAAGCTGGCTGTAAGTGCCAATGCTGGTGTCTCTGCTGATCTTACACAGATACAAACAGGTGATGGTACTAATATAGCTTTCCAAGTTGCAACAGGAGCAGCCAAGGCAACAGGTACATTTGGAGTAGATGGTAATGCTTCTGTATCTGGTAACGTACAGATAGGTGGTACAGTATCTATTGATGGTGCCAATGTAGCAGCACCTAATGCAAAAGTATGTGCCTCTGCATTTTATGGTGATGGTTCCAATATTACAGGTGTTAATTCCAGTATAGGTGGAAATGTCTGTGTAGGAAATATATCGGTAGTAGGTAATGCATATGTAAGTGGTACATCCCAATTCGTAAGTAAGGTAGAATTTGATGACGATGTATGTGTAAGTGGTAATACTGTACTCGTAGGTAACTTGGCTGTAGGTGGAACTACCACCATAACAGGAGCTGTTAGCCTTGGAAGTACACTGGATGTAGCTGGTAATGTATCCGTTAGTGGTACATTTAAAGGAACAGGTGCAGCTACCTTTGAATCTACAGTTACCGTATCAGGTGATGGTACATTTAAGAAAGATGTATCGGTCAGTGGTGATGCCAATATAGGTACGAACCTAACTGTAGCAGGTACAGCAACGATAGGTGGAGCTACGAGTATAGCAGGAGCCTTGAGTGTCGGAGGAGCTACGAACTTACTCAGTACACTAACTGTAGTAGGTAAGGCAGAGTTTGACGATGATGTATGTGTATCAGGTAACTCAGTACTAGTAGGCAATTTGACTGTTGGAGGTACGGCTACCATAGGTGGTGCTGTTACTTTGGCAGATTCACTTGGTGTGGGTGGAGCTTTATCCGTAGTAGGTAATACATCTCTAAGTGGTAATCTTAATATAACAGGTACTGTCACCATAGCAGGTACTGGTGTACAAGCAGCCAATGCAAAGGTCTGTGCTTCTGCTTTCTACGGTGATGGATCTAATTTAACGAATGTTCCAGCTTCTGGTAATACATCTGTTTCAGCTTTACGTATAACAGGTAATGCTACGATTGGTGGTACTCTTAGTGTAGGTGGTGCAGTTAACTTCCTAAGTACAGCTACTGTATCTGGAGCTTCAGGTTTCCTTAGTACAATACGTGTATCAGGTGCTACAAGTCTTGGAAGTACATTAGATGTAGCAGGTAATACATCTCTTGGAGGTACACTAACACAAACAGGTATAGCTACCTTTGCTGCCAAGGTTGAGTTTGACGATGACGTATGTGTAAGTGGTAACTCAGTATTAGTAGGTAACTTAGCCGTAGGTGGTACAGCTACTATTGGAGGTGCTGCCAGTATTGGAGGTGCTTTAAGTGTAGGAGGTGCTGCTAACTTTGCTTCTACAGTAACCATAGCTGGTACTAATGTACAAGCTGCAAATGCAAAGGTATGTGCAAGTGCATACTATGGTGATGGTTCTAATCTTACAGGTATTACTGCTTCCGTTGAAGGTAATATATCAGTTAATAATGCTACCATAGGTGGTAACTTATTCGTAGGTGGTACGGCAACCATAGTTGGCAATACAACCTTAACAGCTAACCTTGGAGTAGGTGGTACATTTACAGCCGTAGGTAAAGCAGAGTTTGATGATGATGTTTGTGTATCTGGTAATACAGTACTTGTAGGTAACTTAGCAGTTGGAGGCACTACTACAATAGGTGGAGCTGCCAGTATAGCAGGTGCTCTTAGTGTTGGAGGAGCTACGAACTTATTAAGTACATTAACTGTAGCAGGTAAGGCTGAGTTCGATGATGCTGTATGTGTAAGTGGAAATACAGTTCTAGTAGGTAACTTAACAGTTGGAGGTACAGCCACTATTGGTGGAGCAGCTAGTATAGGAGGTGCTCTTAG